TTAGACGAAGCAGAGGAGCTTGTAAATGAATTTACTTTTGATAAAATAAATCTATCACTAAGGCAAAAGGGCGTACAAAATAGAGTGATTTTGATCTTGAACCCAGCTACAAAAGAACACTGGATATACAAAAGATTTTTTGAACAGGCCGGAGTAAAGGAATCTTTCACAGGTGTAAAAGGTGATGTTACTTACATACATAGTACCTACTTAGATAACTTAGAAAATTTAGATCAAAGCTTTTTAAATGAGATAGCAAGGATCAAAAAGAATAACCCTACAAAATACGAACACGTTATTTTAGGTGGCTGGTTAGACAAGGCCCATGGAGTTGTTTTTACAAATTGGAGCTTTGGCAATTTTAACCCTAACAATAAACAGGTTTCTTATGGCCAAGATTATGGCTTTAGTATAGATCCAACAGTTTTAATTTCTGTAGCTATAGATAGAAAACTAAAAAAGATTTATGTTAAAGAGCATTTGTATAAGGCCAATTTAACAACAACACAAATAGCGTATATAAACAAAGAGATTTGCGGCACAGCTTTAATTGTTGCAGATAGCGCAGAACCCAGACTTATAAACGAACTTAGCAGACAGCAAATAAATATTGTACCATGTGAAAAGGGAGCTGGTAGTATTTCTTTAGGTATTGCCTTAATGCAAGACTACGAAATTGTTGTTGATCATGACAGCCAAAACATAGCAAAGGAGTTAAACAATTATGTGTATGCAGACAAAGGCAGCAAACTTTTTAAAGACGATTTTAATCATGCCATTGATGCGATTCGTTACAACGTCACATATAATTTAGGAGGTTCTACAGGTGTTGAGATTAGATAAATAACAATAAACAAAAAAAATCGTTTTTAATATATGAAGTTAAAGCTACCAGAAAATATAGAAGATATCACTTTGGACCAGTACCAAAAATATACTGTTTTAGTAGGGCGTGAAGATCTTGACGAAATATCTTTTAACAAAAGGCTTATATCTATTTTTACAGATCTAAAATTTAGAGATATTGAAAAGGTGGCCTATAAAGATTATGAGCTTATTGTGGCCCAGATAACTTTAGCACTTACACAGGAAGCAGAATTTAAAAGTACCTTCAAAATTAATGGTGTTGAGTTTGGATTTATACCAAACCTAAATGATATTAGTACTGGTGAATATGTTGATCTTTCAACGCATGGTACAACTATTGAAAATATGCACAAGGTTATGGCTGTATTATTTAGGCCAATTAAGAGTAAAGATTTCTTTGGAAATTATGAGATAGAACCATACACAGGAACCAAACAGTATGCAGAGTTAATGAAGTATACACCACTTAGTATAGTAAATGGGGCGCTGGTTTTTTTTTACAATTTATCGAAGGAATTAAGGATAGCTACCCAGAAATATACAATAGCGGTACAGGCGAAGGTGAACGAGCTTCAAGCTATTTCGAAAAATGGGGATGGTACGCAACAATAGCAGATTTAGCAGATAATGATATTTTGAGGATAGATGCTGTTTTAGAAAAAAGTGTACATGAAATGCATATCTTTTTGGCCCACAGGCTAGACAAACAGAAGTTAGAAGCAAGGTTAAGAAAAAAAGGAAACGTTACAGAATTATAAAATATGAACGCATACACAAGATTACTAACCCAGATCAAAAATAGCGCTGCCCAAACAGACTATATTAACACGATCACAAGGGGCCAAGATATTGATTTGAACAAGGGAAATATATTTCCATTATTTAATATTGATATACTAACTGGTAGCTTTACCAGCAACGCAACAGTAGCGTTTAATGTAAGTATGCAATGTTTAGATATTAGAGATATAAACAAGGAGATCGTAAACGATAAATTTTGGTTAAATGATAATGAAGTTGACAACCATAACCAAACACTATCTTGTATAAATGAAGTATGGGTTAAGTTGCACAGGGATTTTAGAAATAACAATGTTACAGCCTCAGAAAATCCAGAGTTTACAAAGATCACCTTTTCAGATAAAAATTTATTAGATGGCTGGGAAATAAAATTTGATGTAGAGATGCCAATTTCAGAATTTGATATTTGCCTATAGATGGACCAGATAGAGCTAACAAAAACCCTAAAGTTATTTTCAGATAGCGTTGAAATTCAAGCTAAAAACAATTTAGCTGCAAAAGATAAAAACGCAAGCGGTGGTTTATCTGAATCTATAACCAGCTTTTTAAAGATGGAAAAAAGCGGTTTTGAGCTATCTTTTTTCTTAGAGGATTATTGGAAATTTGTTGACTATGGGGTTAAGGGTATTGGAGGCAAAAAAGCAGATGGTGATACTTGGGAGCTAAAAAATGTTACAAATAATAAGTTTAGCTACAAAGAAGGAATTGAAAACAGACCGGCTCCAAAACATTTTAATAATTGGACCGTCTTAAAAGGATTGGCACCAAGAAATAAAAAAGGACAGTTTACAACAAGAAAAAGTTTAATGTTTGCGATCTCAAATAGTGTATGGCATACAGGTTTAGAAACTACCAATTTCTTTACAAAACCATTTTATAAAGAATTTAATAAATTAAGAGTTGATTTAAGGAAGGCATTTTCAATAGATGTAAAAAGCTTTTTAGAATCTAGTTTAAAAGAGTAACCATGATAAGATCTTTAAGCCCATATTACGTAACAACGCCTTTAAGCTCACCAAATACAGGTTTGGTTTGCACAAGTTACACTTTGTATATAAAAGTATGGAGTGGCCTCGTTACTTCGCCGCCTTCTACAGCTAGCTACCAAATAACAAAAGACAATAACAGTGGTTTAGGTTTTGCTGTAGCGAGTGACAAAATAAACATATCCAGAATTGTAAATGATTTTATAGAATTTGAACCCCAAAGTGGATCTTCTACAACCATATTAAATGGCGAAAATCAAAAATGGGTACAAACATATACAACATACGAGACAACAGATCCAGCAGATAGTACAACAGCTCAAAATATTTCTACAGAGCTTATGTCTCTTGGCTATAGTTATGGTAACGAGGGCGTTAATAATGATATTAGCTCACCAAATATTTTAATTCCAGCACAAGAGTATAAAGTTTACAGGGATGGAATTTTTATAGTGCCAATATTACTAAGCGAAAACGGCACAAATAATGGTTCAATAGTAGTAAATAGTTTTCCTACAAATGAAATAAGCTCAAATTTTCTTATACCAAACACAACAAATTCAGACAATTTGGTTAAGTATATCTGGGTAGATGTTAGTGAGGCTTTAACTGATACTTCTATAGAAGTAACATATACAAACAATCTTCTTATTAAGACAGTAAGCTTATATATTGAGGATGAGTGCAAGTATACGCCAATAGATATTTGTTTTCAAAATAAAGATGGCGCATTGCAGAACGTTACATTTTTTAAAGAACGCATTGAGAGGATGGCCACAGATGGCAGCCAGTTTGAAAGATCTGGATTACAGCCTTCTGCTGGGTTTCACCAGTTTGTTAGATTTGATGTACAAGGGCGAACTTCTTTTAGTGCAAACAGTGGTTATATAGATGAGAGCAGCAACGAAGTTTTTAGGCAACTTTTACTTAGTGAAAGAATTTACATATACGAAAATGATCAATTCACGCCTATAAACATTTCAAGTAAAAGTATCACATACAAGACCAGACAAAAGGAAAGACTTATTAATTATGATCTTAATTTTGATTATAGCTACAACCAAATAAATAATATCTAGTGGTAGAAATTTATATAGGAAATACAAAAGTAGATCAATACAAAGACGAAGCGGTAACTGTTGTTAGCTCTGTTTTAGATGTGAGCGATATAACCAAAAATACAGGTGACTATTCAAAAACATTTTCAGTACCAGCCAGCAAATCAAACAATCTTTTGTTTAAACACTGGTACAATGCAAATATTGATAACGGTTTTGATGCTAGAACAAAGGTAGAAGGTAGAATTGAAATTGATGGTATACCTTTTAAAATTGGTAAGTTTAGACTGTATAAGGTTAACGTAAAAAAAGGTGTTGCAGTAAGTTACACAGTTAACTTTTTTGGAAACCTTGTTGACGTTTCAGAGACGCTAGGAAAAGACAAAATAGCTTCACTTGATCTGACAGCATACGATCACGATTATAATTCATATAATGTAGCTTTGGGCCTTCAAGATGGGCTTTTTAATAAAGATATAATCTACAGCCTACAGACTGGTAAAAGATACTTTTATAACAGTAACGCAAACGTTGGAGATTTTGACGAAAACCAAATAAATATCGCGTACAATGGAAGTGGTACAGGGGTTTTATGGGATGATATAAACCCATCT